GGGTATGCCTACTTTTCCTGTAGAGCCAACAATATCTACACCGTTTTGTTTAAGCCAAATAAAAACATCTTGGGGTGCGTTATCTGCGTTTTCTAGTTGGACGCTAAACTGTAAGTTGTATATTCCAGCATTTGCTACTGTCATTTTAGAACTAGATATAGACACCCCATTAGCAAAGTCCGTAGTGTTTAACGTCATCAACGTAGCGGTGTTTGCGGTAGTAGTTTGGTCTTGATTGCTAGAAAACGCCCCGTAAGGGAAATACAGCTGAGAACCTCCAGTGCTTCCAGACGTAGATAAGCCAGCAAGGTAGTTATCTAAACGATTAAAGTACAGACGTAGGGCATTTTCAAACTGGTCTTGTTGCGCTTTGTCATATTCAACAGGAGGAGTTGGTAGTGCAGGAGCACGGACGTTATAGACCATTAGCGTTTTCCATCTGGTCTGCCATCAATACGAGGGGCGCCTAACTGCCATTGAACTCCTAAATCAGTGGAAGATATTTCCATAGCCATCTGACGTGCCCTAGCCCGCATAAATACTTGGTCTGTATAGTTTGTAACGTTAGTTGTAATGACGTTTTTGGCTGGCGAAGTTCCGTAACTAGACCCTGGGAAATTTCTAGGGCGCATAGTAAAAGTTACCGTAGGGTTAGGGTTTGCAAGAGTATCTGAGCCGCCAAACGATACGTCGGGAATAATACGTTTAATTAGCGTAAACTGTTCACCGTCACCAATATCAAAGTCAGAAGATGAAATATAAGATTCCATTGGATAAACGTCATCATCTACGCCGACTTCTTGGTTGTATAAATATCCGTTAGTGCTAATAATAGTGGGGGTTAAAACAGCTTGAGCTGTATCTAAAATATATGTGCCTACACCACCCGTGCCTGTACCTAAAGCCACAATAATAGTGTTTGCAGTAACTCCAGTACCAGAAATAACGTCCCCAACCGCAATAACACCAGAAATTATTTCAGTTACGTTTAAAGTAGTAGTAGTACCAGTAGTACTAATAGTTCCTGTAAACATAGTGTTGTTAACAGATTGTGGGTATTGGCGTAATGGGCTGTCGTTCCATGCGGTACGCTCAATAGTACCGTAATACCAAATTCGGTCTAAATGGTCGTAAATTACATAAGCATTGTTATATGTGCTTGATCCTGTTGGGTAAAACCACCAAACCTCATTCCATTGCTCATTAGCCCCGCAAACTACTTGGTCAATCTGATCATAATTTAAATTTTCAAATACGTGACCTGTAAGGGTGCAGGGCAAAGTACTAACGCTACCAGCATATACAAAGAACTTTTCGTTGCCCATCCAAAACACCATGTTATTCACCGCAATACAGGCACGGGGACTAGCAATAGATATGTTATCAGAAAGCTCTTGAATGCCAAATACATCTGTTGTACCCAAAAATTGAAGTGAATTTAAAGTAGCATCGGTAAAAACCAAAATTTCTTGGCGGGTTGGTAAAGCACGAACAATGCGTGAACCACGGGATACCTTGATAAACCCAGCCGAGTTAGTTGGTAATGGAGTCCAATTTGCTGGGTCATCTTGATCAGACCAACGAATTAATAACGGATTAAATACAGCGCTGCCATATTCAGTAGCACCAAAAGCTAAAAGATGCTTATCGCCTTGAGAAGTTAATAACTGCATTACTACTGCAGGAACGTCTGTAGCTCCTACTACTGCCGAGAGTAAAATAGCTCTAGTAGTAAAAGCGCCATTAAAAGCCCAATAATAAGGGGCGCCATTGCGAATGTTAGCTACTAAGTCGTTATCAAAATTGTCAAAAAACCAATCTCTTTGGAATAACTGTACGGGCGTTACAGAACCTAAACCCCAACCATTACGACCCCAAGTACCTGCTCCCCAGCCATAGCCATAAGCAGTTAAAACATTACCAACGTCAATATCATATTTAGCTGTAACGGTAGCGCCACCATTAGCAGTATCTCCAGCAGTAGCTGCGGTTAAAGAAGTTATGGTATAAGTTTTAGCAATTGTGTCTACAGTTTTAATGAGGTAATTTTGGTTTAAAACGGTAGCGGTAATAGCCCCGCCAAGGCTAGTAGCACCAGAAAAGGTTACATAATTGCCAACTTCTGGATCATAAGCAGTATCTGTAGAGTAAGAAACAGTAATAGTTCTAGAGCCAGATGTGGCTGTAAAAGGACCAGCAGCTGCACCTAAAGTTGTAGATGTGCGTTGTAACGGAGTAATGTCATATAGATTAGCGCCAGCTTCTACATAAAGTTTTGCATTAGTCCCAATAGCCATGACGTTTTCACCGCCAAGCGCAAACCAAGCAAATAACTGACGGCAAGTGCCAATAATAGTAGCAACAGAATACTTAAGCCAGCCACCTATTTTTTGAGGTTGCCCAGATCTAAACCGAATTTTGTCGCACTCAAACCAACCGCCTTCATTAGCGTAATTGGTTTGGTCACGGTTAACCCCATGTTTAAGTTGTATTTTTTGTAGCATACGGGATTACCCTAATATAGATAATGCTTTGGCAATCTTAGCTTTACGGTCATCTAAACCGATAAGGCCGCCGTTAATACGTTTAGTCATTGTCTCAATATCTGAGGCATCTGCTAAGCTGTTTAAACCCTTCTTATTCCAGAACCAACCCGCAGACAAAGCCGCATACTTAGGCTCGACTAGAAAAGTAGGATTTCCAATAAAATCAATACCAAGAGCAGCTCCGCAATTCGCATAGTTTTCCTTGCCGGTTAATTGAATTAAACCCCTGCCTAAATACTTAGCAGCCTCTTCCTCACTAGTATTACCTAGTCTGCCGTTATAAACCTTGCCAGCAATTTTAGCTGGATTACGTGCATATTGATCTGCAATTTCTTTAGTAGGAAAACGGCTGGGCCAGGTTTTCATAAGCCCCTCGGCGCTGTAGTTGAGGTTTTCTTGCAGGGTTTTAAAATTACCAGACTCATGGGCGCACTGCCCAATAAAACAAGCCTGGCGAACAGGCGTAGAAATATCGTACTTAGCAAAAGTTTCTTCTAAGGGGGCAAGCCATTTGTGGTCAATACCCAGTTTGTCTAGCTGGTCATACGTCATTCTTTTTTAGCTTTCATATCCATAATCTTCTCCAGAGTACGACCTCCAAAATAGAAAGACATAATTAACATACCCCACTGACCGAGCAGTTCTACGTAGTTATTGTTTACCTCAATATCCCACGCAGACATCATGGCAAAGGTGGAATAGACAATCAATATAAATACAAGGGTGGCTGGCCTAATGTTTTTAGATAACGTAGAGTCAGAAGCCATGTCAGCTTGCTGTCTTTTAGTAAGTTCTTGCTGCTCTGCAGTATCTGCTGCAATTTGAGCCAGCTCGCCATTCTGTTGCATCTCTAATAGCTTGAGTTTAGCTTGCTCTGCCTGTGCTGGATCAGGAAAGACTTTATCTAAAATCTTACCACCAATGTCTAATATTGCACCTAATGGAAACATAAGTAATCCTTAAAATTTATAACCCCAAGTTACATACCACGCTATTACCGCCGCCGCTGCAAAGCAATAAAACTGAACCCGCCTTACTTTTTTTAAATCATGCTGGTATTCTTCGTTGTCTTTGCGTTGCATATTCTCAATATCTAACTTAATCTTTAAAACCGCTTCCCACTCTTTGGCACCGTGCTTCTTAACAAAATCAATCTTTAGTTTTGCTTCTTCATCGGAGATTTGTTTCTTTTTTTGCCATGAATCTAAAGCCTTAAGTAATGCTCTTTCCTTCTTAAACTCTGCTTCCCGCCTTGCTCTAACCCGTTCATTAGCTTGCTTCTGAGCTACTTCTGTTGCATCGTGCTGAGCATTTTCAATGCTTTTAGACAGCCCTTTAGTAGCCTCTCTAGTTGCATCAAGGCTACCGCTAAGAGTTTTGACTCCTTCTGTTATTCCATACGGATCGGGCATAGTTCACTTTTCTGTGCCTCATCCAATCAAAGCTTTTATTTCGTCTTCGGTTAAACCTAATGCGGCTAGTTTAGATAGTGCAGAAGCCTTGGTATCAATGGCTGCTTGTTTTTGTGCAGCTACTGCAGTTTGTGTAGATTCCCATAAAGCATCTAGTTCAGCTTGTGTAGGTTTTGGGGATTCATCTAACCACGTTAAACCACTATAAGAATTACCATCTAATGACCATTGTTTACCAAAATAATTAATAGAAAGAATAAGTGCGTAATCAGACATATGCAATCTCCATGACTGTAATTGTTGAGGCAGACCGATTGTAAACCGTGCTATCTGAGTCTGTAGAACTTCTATTTAAAAATATAGTCCAGCCACCATTTACATAGATTTGTAATTTATATGTTGTTGCACTTGTTGTAGCAGGACTATCTAAAAAAGTAAAAGATTGACCAGTGCCTCTATCGCCTTCAGCTATTGCTCCAGTAGAAACTAAAATGCGACTACCAGCAGTTGCGCCAGCACCAATTACAGTAGAGCCTCTTAATAAGGCAACTCCATATACAGCCGAATTACTTGGTATTAGTTCCCCAAGCGAATACTGAACTAAAATTTTATTTGATATGCTTAAGGGTGTAATAGTTACTGACATACCAGTAATATCAGTTAAAGAACCTGATGTAGTAGAAAAAGTATCGGTTTTAGGTGTCCCTTGTGCTACCTGTACAACTGTTTGTCCACTACCGTATAAAGATACTGACATAATGTGTCCTTAGATAGCCGCTAATTCGGCAGTAGTTGTTGCAGCGGCAATAGAAACACGATCAGCAGTTAGCTTGGCTGTAAAGGTTTCATCTGATACTGCGTTATCAATTGCAGCTAAAGTATTTAACTGGCGCTTTTGGGCTTCTTGTACCGCAGCAGCATTGTATTGAGCCAGCTTAATTGCACGGGCTTTTTCCAAGTTAACCGTAACGGCTGTGCCGTTGAGTTCCCAAGCATCAAAGAATTTAGCATCTGCGCCTTGTGGAAGCATAGCGCTATCAACAATAATTGAGCCTGACGGGGTATCCCTAGTTTGAACTTTATCAATTGGCATCTCCCCTGTTGGAGTACATACAGATACGTTACCGTTAGAGTTTGTATAAATAATTACTAATGACATTTTATTTCCTTTTAATTAACTAAAAACCATTACACTTATATCTGATGGGTCAGAAGTAGATGTTAGTGTATTTGCATATCCAGTAAAAATTGATAATGATGTTGTTTGTTTCCAAGTGGCTCTTGCAGTATTGTTTAAACCTGCTACCCAAGCAGTTTGATTTGGAGTTGTATCATATCCAACACTACCTGAAAAAGCATAATTTGTATTAGCCATTGCATTAGTAAAATTAACTGTGTAATTACCTAATGCAGTTCTTGTAATTGAACTTACATTATATGAACCTCTAACTGCTGGTCCTGTGCCATTAAAGCATACCCAAGCCTTTGCGCTACCATTAATGGCATTATCCATCGAGGTAGTAGAACCTGTTCCGTTTT